GGCATATAAAATTTAATTGATTTGCAAATAGAGTAAATGTCAAGTGGTGCAACCCAGGAATTGAGATCTTCTCTAAACACGAAATTTCTTTTTAAGAAAGAAGCTTCATGAATAGTAAGATAATCAGACATTTCCATTGTTTTTTGTGCATTAGTATAATCAATACCATAAACTTCTCGACAAAATTGTTGATAACTATTGTTATTAAAGAAATCTACTTCTGGTTTAACAGCCACAAGTAAATCATCTCCATATACAATTGGTTTCAATTTATCGAAAAAATCTGTCCCGTCTCCAGACATACTAACATATGCATATACTAATAAGATAATCCCTCGAAGAGAATTATCTTCAGCAGTAGCATATTTACCAGAAGGTTGAAGTCCTGGAACACAAAAGACATCGCCTAACATTTGTACATGTGGGAAGAGATTATCAGTCAATAATCCTTTAGTAACTTGAATAGCTTGATCATTATAACCAAGTGCTTTCAAACACTCAAGAACAATAGTATTGGCCGCAATACCAATTTCAAATGGCATAGCAGTATCATAACTACCATAGTCTCCTTCCATAATTTGATCAGAAAAATCCGTCAAATAATGTACAAATTCAGTTGCTTGCTGATGCATATTTAAAGTTACTCCATCACAGAAGATATCTTTAAATTGATGCATCAATGTATAAAATGGAATAAGAAACATTCTATCGAGAATAACCTTTTCGAATGGTCCTCCATAAAAGACACGAGTTTTACCAACTTTAATCTTTTCAGTAGCTCGAACTTCATCTTTTAATTGTGCTCCATATAAATACATAGCAATTTCATCACGTTCATAAATATCTAATATTTCGATGATTTTCTCTTTGACATTTGGATTAACTTCATAACCATTGGGAAAATCATTTGTAGATATTGGTGTTACGTGATCTTTCTTTTTTCCACCAAAAGTTAAACCAGCAGATGTTGAAACATCCACGGATCTAACATAACAATCGTTAGCTGCTCCATTGATAGCATTATCTAAGTTCATAGGAGAAAGCTTAGCAATACCTTCTTGTTGAAGTCCAGACATAATTTTATTGACAATAATATCAATAGTTTTTGTCATAATTCTGGGATCTAAC